AACAACAGTAAATAGATACTTAAAGGTTGTTTATACTGTTAGTGGAACAAACCCAAGTTTCAATGTTATAGTTGGATTTGGAAGAAATAATTAAAGGAGAAATTTATGGCATTTACACACGGTAAGGATTCAGTTTTTAAACTTGATAACGCTTCAGGCTCATTAACTGATATTTCAACTTATGTAAATAATGTGGACTTCCCTGAATCAGCAGATGTATCTGAAACTACAACACTAGGTGCAGATAATAAAACTTATATAGCAGGTCTAAAGGACGCTACCATTTCATTGGCAGGTCTTTGGGACGCTACTGCTGACGCTATATTTGGTGCAGTTGTTGGACAATCAGCAACTTTATCTTATGAATATAGCCCTGAAGGAACTGCAAGTGGCAAGATTAAATATACAGGAGAAGCGATATTAACTTCTTATGCTATTTCTAGTCCTGTCGGAGACGCAGTTGGCTACTCAGCAGACCTTCAAGTTTCAGGTGCAGTTACTCGTGGTACACACTAAGTAAGATAGGAGAGTCAGGCGTATGACTAAAATTTTAAACTTAGATGACATCAAGTCATTACCTGATGTGCCGACTAAGACTATTGATATTCCACAATGGAATGTCTCTATAAAAGTCAAAGGCATATCTAAAAAAATGCAAATAGAACTTGGTAGATTAATTAATGGAGAAACAACAGACGCTTTTGATTATCAAAAAGCATTGTTAAAAGCAAGTGTTGTTGAGCCTGAACTATCAGATGAATCAATAGATGAGTTGTATGAAAAAGACGCAACTGTTATTGATTTAATATTTGCAGAACTTAATACTCTTAACGGAGTAGGAAGCGAGATTGAATCAGCGTTAGCTGAAGATTTCAAAAGCGAATCCTGATTTAGTTTTTCAATTCAGATTAGCTCGTGAATTAAGAATGACAGTTGGCGAACTGCGAACTAAAATGTCATCATTAGAGTATTCACAATGGGCTACATTTTATTATGTAGAACAACAAGAGAAGGATAAACAACGAGCTATGGCAGAAGCAGAAGCTAAGAAGAAGAAGATGAGATAATGGGTAGTTCTAATATTCTCATCAAACTTGTATTAGAAGGTTTTAACAAAGCTAAAGCCCAAATGAATAATTTGGGTAAGAAAACTGATGAATCAGGTGGCAAGTTAAGTAAGTTTGGTGCTGTTGCCAAGATTGGTGCAGTTGCAGTTGGTACAGTTCTTGTAAAAGCATTATCAGAAGCTACAAGACAATTCATAGACTTTGAAGATAAACTTAACCAATCTCTTGCAATTATGCAGACAACTGAAGAACAACAGTTGGCTATGGCAAGGGCTTCTCGTCAAGTTGCAATAGAATCTCGTGTATCTGCAAGTGAATCAGCAGAAGCATTTTTCTTCCTAGCGTCAGCAGGTTTAGACGCTGAACAATCTATATCTGCACTTCCACAAGTTACCAAGTTTGCTCAAGCAGGTATGTTCGATATGGCACTTGCTACTGACTTGGCTACTGACTCTCAATCTGCATTAGGTCTTACAGTTAAAGACGCAGAACAAAACTTAACAAACCTTACAAGAGTTACTGATGTCTTGGTAAAAGCTAACACATTAGCAAACGCTTCTGTACAACAGTTTGCAGAAGCACTTACAACAAAGTCAGGCTCGGCTTTAAAAGTAGCTAATAAACAAATAGAAGAAGGTGTTGCAGTTTTATCAGCTTTTGCAGATAGGGGTGTTAAAGGTGCAGAAGCAGGAGAGAAACTCAATCAGTTACTTAGAGATACAACAAGAGCAGTAGGTAAGAACTCAGAAGTTTTCAAGCAATACAATATAGACATTGTTGATAGCGAAGGCAACTTAAAGAATTTAGCTGATGTAATTGACGCACTTGACGGTGGTATGAAGGGTTTATCAGACCAACAAAAAGCAGTTTTATTAGACCAATTAGGACTTAATCGTGGTGTTGCAGACGCAGTAAAAATCTTATCAGGTGCAGGAAACCAAATACGAGAATACCAAAAAGCTCTTGAGGACGCAGGTGGAGTTACTCAAAATGTTGCAGACAACCAAGTTAAATCTTTAGCAGGACAATTAGAAATGATGAACTCTAAGTTCTCAGAACTTGGATTTATAATTCTTGACGAACTACAACCTGCTCTAGATACTGCAATAAAAGGTATGAGTGGATTGTTAGATGACATAATAATACTTACAAAAGAAACAGATGAATTAACGAGTGCAGAAAAAGATAGGTCTGATGAACTAACAAGAATGGGTCTTATAATGACAGGTGTTAATTTTTCAACTGCAAATATGCTTGTTGAAAATGATAAGTTAAAAAGACAACAACTTGAACAAGCAAGTAATATGTCAAGGTCTCACAAATTCTTCCAAGATTTAATTATTGCTCATAAAGATTTAGCTAGAAATACACACGAATTAGATAGAGATACAGGAAGTTTAAATAGAACTAAAGAAGAATCTATTGAAATTACAGAAGAAGAAATAGAAGCTGAAAAGAAATTAGCTAGAGATAGAGCAACGGCAGGATTAGACGCATTGAGAAGTCTTAATGACGCTTATCAAAACCTTAGAGATATAGAACAAGATAGATTAGACCTAGTCGATAAAGAAGCTAAGGCACTTACAAAACTTAATAAAGCAAATGAAAAATTAGAAGAAGCTAATACAAAAGTTAATAAAGCTAAAGAAGACTTTGAAAAAGTATCAGGTCTTGGTGCAAAAGTAACTAACGAAGAAGCCTTAGCTATTGCAAGACAAAGAGAAGAAATAAGAAAACTTGAAGAAGCAGAAGATAAATCAGAGATACAGAAACTTCAACTAGCAGTAGCAAGAGAGAGATTAATAGAACTTGAAGAACAATCTATTGCAATATCAAGAGAAGAAGAACAAGCACTTAGAAGTATTGAACAAGCCGAAGCAGATGTTGTTACACAGACAGAGAGATTACAAGAAGCTCAACAAAACTATCAAAAAGCACAAGAAGATTTAGCTGAAGCTACTGCTGATTCAACAGACAACTTATTAGAAATGGCATTAGCAAAGGCAGAGTTAGATTCTGCTTTAGAAGAATTAAAAGGTACAGAGAAATTTGCAGACGGTATAAACGAAATGGTAAGGCTTATTGGTGGAGACTTAGACACTCTTACTAATCAATTCCAAGCATTATTTAATCTTGCAGGTAGAGAAATAGGAACAGGTACTTTACCACCAACAGAAAATAGAATACTTGATGATTTAGAATCTATTGCAGATGAATCACAACCACCTACTGAAAAAGGTAAAGGTCGTAAGTTTGGAATACTTGGAGAAGCTGAACAACAATTAGTATCTGACTTTGCAGGTAGAACAGAAGGAAGAGTAGGTACAGGTGCAGGTGGAACTATTATTACAGTTAATACAGGTAATCTTTTAGGAACTGAAGAAACTGTGCAGTTAGCCGTAGCTGAAGCTATAAAACAAGCTCAGCGTAAAGGTATTAATGTGGGTTTATAATGAGTGCAAACTTTGATTCCAATGTATCACTAACACTTGAAGTAGCTTTTGATTCAGAGCCTTTTGATGAAACACAATCTTTTACAGATATAACTTCTTACCTTAGAGCATTTACAACAAGGCGTGGTAGAGCTAATGAACTTGGAGAGTTTGTTGCAGGTACAATGAGCTTTTCTGTTTCTAACGCTGACAATAGATTTAATCCTAATAATACTTCAAGTCCTTATTATGACTCAGCTAATGCAAGAACAAAGATACAACCACTTAAAAGAGTTAGAATGTCTGCTACTTATGATTCAACTACTTACAGAATTTATGAAGGTTTCTTACAATCTATTCCTGTAAAATTTATATCAGAAGGTGCAGACTCTATTGTTACTTTTACTTGTGCTGACGCATTTAAAATATTTCAATCTTTTCAATTAGACGGTGTAGGTTGGAGATTAGGTTTTGCAGGATTCTCTGAACTAGGACAATCTACTTCACTCGGTTATGAAGATGTACAAGAATTAAGCTCTGTAAGAATATCAAGAATATTAGATACAATACAATTCCCTTCTAACAGACGAGATATATTAACAGGAACTAAGCAGGTTATATCACAACCAATAACAACTAATGTTCTTACAGGTCTAAGAGAATGTGAAACTGCTGAAAATGGACAGTTTTTTATAGCAAAAGACGGAAAAGCAACATTTAGAAATAGAGATTATAAACTCTCAAACACCAAAGCAGTTAATGTACAAGGTATATTTAGTAATGACGGTAGCAATTTACCTTACACAAATGTCTCTACTTCCTTTGATGATAATGAAATAGTTAATGTTTATGAGTGGCAGAGAAGTGGTGGGACAATACAATATAAAGCTGACGCTGATTCTGTGCTTAGATATAGAGCTAAAGAATCTAATAAAACTACAATAAATATTTCAGACGGAGATGTTTTGTCTATAATTGAACAGAAGATAGCAGAGACATCTTTACCTATACTTAGGATTGATGAACTAAGTTGTAATCCTAGAGAGAACACATCTCTTTGGGAACAAGTTCTAGGTAGAGAGTTCGGAGACAGAATATCTGTTAAGATAGTCAATGTAGACGGCAGTAGCTTTACAGATGAGTTGTGGATAGAATCTATAACTCACAATGTTAATGCTTCCAACCAAAGTTGGTCTTGGACGGCAACATTAAGCCCTGCGGGAAGCTCGGCTTGGATATTAGGTCAAGCTAAACTTGGAGAAGGAACAAGACTTGTTTATGCTTAA